TCTACTTTTACCCGATTTATAATAAACCAGTCCTGCATTAATTAGAGATAACCGTGCCCGAACTAAAGTTTTCTCGTCGATATTGAGGGAACAGCATAGTTCAATGTTTGAGCAACTGAAAACGTCCTCCCAACCCTCGCTATTACAAACTGCAACTAATTCATAAAATAGTGCTTGTTCGGTAGCGGTAAGCCTGTTGCGTCTGCGTGCTCTTCGCATTTGTTCCATTAACGTATATCCATCCATATTATCGAGAAACATAATAACTGCACGGCCTTACGCCTACCGATCTAAAGACACTCAGAGCGGAGCAGTAACACATATAATTCTTTTCTTCACCTCCATACTTACACCTCCGGCAATCCGGTTTACTTTGTGGTTGAATGATTTTCTTTGCCATGATTAAACCTCCTTTATTCTGATACCATGTATGCTAAGCATCAGTTTTCTTTTGATTATATACTCTTTCGTTTTCATCCCTTTCGCATCTTCCACCACTAATTCGCCATCACGATAATAAACGAAGTCGGCATAGTAGGACAGGGACTTCTCCAATAGCTTTCTTTTCTGCAGCATCTTCCGGACTCCCTTCACTTCATAATACTCGTATTGCGCCGGAATAAGCTCGTATTTACACTGTTCCTGCAGACCAGAGATAATCCCCTTTTTCTCGAGCAGTTTCAGTTCTTGCGCCCGTCTATACTCGCGAATAGAGTCGTATCCTTTGTACTTGGTATTGTTGTATTTTGCCATCTTGATAATATTTGTTAGTAGTGGAGCGAGGCGGAATCGAACCGCCTATACTGCTGTCTTTACTGCGCGCGCCGCTGCTCTATCCTTTAAGCTACGCTCCGTTAACCGGGACTTTCACCCGGTTTGTTGTTACTTATCTTTTGAACGATATGGGTAGACATCCATAATTGCAGTTTCTTTCAATGCAATAGATTGATATTCCGCCATGGTATTTTTCATACCTTCATCTACTTTCTTCATAGCATCGCGGAGATCGGCGGCCTGTACAAGTACATTCGTATAGGTTCGTTTCTCCTTTGCGGTCTTTTCATCCAGCACAACGAAAGCAAGTCGTCCGGCATACCATTTATCGGCCGCTTCTTCATCAGATGGAAAGAGTTCGCTATAATTGGCACGTTTTATATCGGTAACGGTAAATTCTCCAGTGATAAACGGTGTCGTTTCTTCGATAATACGTGCTTCCGCTTCGGTGAAGCTGAGTGCATCGACCAAATAGGGTTCAGTAACTTTTTTGTTAACTCCGTCTGAGTCTATTTTCTCGTAACGGATTTTGCATAAAAACCAAGTGTGCATCATAATTGTATATTTTAAAATGTTATGTTAATGTGTTGTGACAGTACTTGCTAATTTCAATTTCTTTAATTGCTTTTTTAGCCTTGTTATTTGATTTTGTACCGGGACATTGCCTTTTGCTTTCGGTTTTAATGTTTCAATTTCAACCTTTATCGCTAAAACTTCCTTAGCCTTGTCGATACATTCCAGAAAATCCCGGCCACTCCGTAATGATTCGTCTATCATTTCATTTGCCAGTCGTACCCGGTCATACAACTTCTGTATGTTTTCAGTGTGATCACTCCGGTGCATTTCAAGCAGACGCCCGTCATTTACATAGCCGTCATAGATGACATAATACAGGGTATCTACATCCGGGCGACCGAGGAAATGCCCGAGAAACTGCCAATAGTATTCATCTTTGTCGTTAATTTCCTGTAGCAGCTGCAGCGACTCGATCTTTCCTTGTGACATCGGGCACTTAATTTCAACCAGTGCCGATACTTTTCCATCAAAGCCATATACATAGGCATCCGGCGAATCGCCAAAGCCTTCAAACGGCTCGTTAAATACGATGTCCTCAAAATCGGTAGTACAGGACTTGATTTCATTTAATAGCTGCGTACGTAGCCATTCCACGGCGAGCGGTTCATTTTCGTGCCCCCAATCGAAGGCTTTTGCAGTTCCGTTTTCGCGGGTTACTCCGGTTCGGCGTTCATAGCGAACAGCAAACATCACATCTAAAGCGGCTTTGCCAAATGGCGTACCTTTGCCGGCTTTCATCAGATCAGGAAGAACGGAAGCTGTAATCAGACCACGCCGTTTTTCTTTCCATTCAAATTCTTTTTGTTCAGCGGATTTCATGTTTCTGTAATTCTTTTATTTGTTCTTTGGTTAGTTTGTACTTAGCGATAACCTGATTTACTGTATAGCCGCCTTTTAAACCGTCTATAATGTTGTTCCAGATTGCAGAGCCGGTTTCAACGGTTGATCTATCATCACCCAGCTTTGGCGCAAATGGTCTGATACGAAGTGCATCTACCATTTCTCCTTTTACATCTACACGAGCGGAGCCGACTTGCATAGCCTTATTGATCCATTGCTCAATATCTGGCGTTTTAAACAGTTTCTCCAATGTTTTACAGTTGGTTTTGTTAACTACCATCGGTTTGACATTCTCGTGAAAATATGCGATTAAGCACATATCTTTCTTACCTTTTTCCCCGGTCACTTCTTCGCGCTTCATTTCTCGGATAGTAAGGATTAAATCTTTGCCTTCCGGAAGGCTGTGAGCGCCCAGATATGGGTAATTAAATTGGGTTTTCCAGTGTGTCATAATTGATTTATTTTTATGGAGTTGAAGGTTAAAATAACGATTGTTGGACTCGGGATAAAACCAACTTATTAGCCTCTCTAAAGAAATCTTTCTTTATTTCAAATCCGTATGCTTTACGTCCTAATTGGGCAGAGGCTAACAAAGTAGAGCCACTACCGGCACACGGATCTATGACTACATCACCCTTGTCGGTGAATATTTCTATCAATCTACGAAGTAGCGGTACCGGCTTTTGCGTAGGGTGCACCTTGGGAGTCTCACCGTCCCGCACCCAGTCGAAGCAGTTGAATATCATTCGTCCGTCATTGTTGAACTTAGGGAGTTTGTCTCTATATAAAAGCAAACCATACTCACAGTTGCCGACAATCTTCATGTTTGCCTTTAAGACTTGTGCGGAGAAGTCTTTTCTAAACACAAGGTTTATGTAATTATTCAGCCCGTAACGTTTCCCGAGTTCAATGTATCTGAACTGATCTTCAAATTCACAGAAGATAATCATACAGGGAGCCTTACCCTTCTCCTTCGGTTCTTTCATCAACATTTGGCTACAGAAGTGCATAAACTCTGCGGGCCTAAAGTCTTTGTCTGTATCAAAGAACTCTTTGCCAGCCAGATCGCTTTCGCCATTCTTGTTATCGCCATCGACATACCAAGAAGGATTGGAGGCGTAAGCGTTGTTTCCAAGATTGTAGGGCACATCTGCAATAATTAATTGCGCTTTGGGAATCCCGTATACTTTATAATTTTGGAAATGGTCATTAAATAATTCTATAGTTTTCATCCTTTTTCACTCGTTTTTATTCAAACTCTATCGTTTCATCTCCCTGATAGTACTCCGCGAAGCAGCCCGGACATACCGTTATCATTTTCGTACCGTGTCGGACGTTCTGCACCGCTTCAACTTCGACTTCAATACCTTCGCCCGTTTCTATTTCGGTTCCGCAATCTTCGCAATGAACATGATCGGCCGGGCATTCGCCCAGAACGGAACAGAGGCGGCAATTACCGATACAATTCAGATTTTCTCTTTTCATTTCTGCGTTGATTTACTTCGTTACATACTATCACATACAGTACCGTTACAATTACGGCCAGAAGTGCGATGATTAATTTACCCGGTTCCGGTTCGCCTTCTGCAAGCAAACAGGCGAGAAACATGCCGATTAGGGCGAAAGGGGACTGTTTAGGGGTTAGCATTATACTACTTTGTTTCTTGTTAAAAATCGTTCTATACTCGCTAAGTCATACCATATCATCCTCTCTCGTTGTGAAAATGATATTTCGGCCGCATTTCTAAGTGTCATTAAATAATCCTCTGATACTCCAAGGTATGCCATTGCTTCGGTTTTGCTGAGCCATTTCTTGGCAACCGGTTCTACTTTTCCTGTTATTTTTCTTACCATGATTATTTTATTTATTGCGTTTCACAAATAGTTTATCGTCTTCAATCCAAGTCGTAAACACTTTGCCTTCATCCGTTTTAATGTCTGATGCTGTAGTTCTTACTGACTTTCTTCGATCTTTAGGGAAGGCTACTTTTGCTCCGATCTCCATTTCAAGAAGAGTCGGCTTAATTGGTGTTGATGTTTCCATTGTTTTACTTATTATTTGTTTTTACTGTTTTGCGTAATTGAATTTGGCCATGTATTTTTCAGCGCCCTTCATCGATTTGAATGTTTTACTTGAAGATGCTGTTACTGCGATGTAGCTAAGATTGCCATTGTATTCATTTACCATGATTGCACCGGTTAATTCGCTATTTACTCTTTTATAGTCAATGATTGCTTTCATAATTCTATCTATTTAATTTGTTATTTCTTGATTGATTGATTAACTTTGATGCGACAAAGATATATGCAATTGCGTAAACTTTGAAATTTAAACGCATTAATTTTATGCAATTGAAACAATTTAGATTGTTTCTAAATAATTATGTGCTATGACTACAATAAATGAAAGAATACAAATAGTTGTAAATGAGCTTTTTGATGGTAATAGATCAGAGCTTTGTAGAAAATCGGGAGTACCGATAGGTACAATGTCTTCAATATTAGGAGAAAGGCAAAGTAGTCCGAATATTGATATTCTGCAATTAATATATTCTGCAATTGCAGAATTTCCAGTTTCTGTAGAATGGTTTTTTACAGGAAAAGGAGATATGAAACGCAAAGGTGATGTTACTAAATATGTTGAAGAAACACGTCCAAGAATCCCATATACAGCCGCGGCGGGGGCTATTTCTATAGCAATGGAAGGAGTTACAAAGAGCCAATGCGAACAAATTCCTTTGGTAAAAGCATTCCCTAAATACGATTTTACCATTCAAGTACAAGGCGACAGTATGACACCTGCATATAATTCTGGCGATGAAGTCGCTTGCCTGTTTATTAAAAATTCAAACTTTATACAATGGGGGCGGGTTCATGTGTTGGATACGGCGCAAGGGATCGTTATAAAAAGAATTTATGATGCCGATGATGCGATATTATGTGTTTCGGAGTTTTCTGAAAAGTATCCTGAATTTAAGATACCTAAAAGTGAAATATACTCTGTTAGTTTGGTTGTCGGACAGTTGAGATTGTAAGAGTTGTGTCTAAACATGAAATATGCAATGGAAAAAAATGTAATGGTATTATTATTGTTGATTTATCCTGTAATATGCTTTGCACAAGACGATATTAAATTGGGATTATATCTTCGAGGAAAGGCAGGGGAGATAAGCATGATTCCTCCTTCGGCGTTTGCAGATGGAAAGAATAATTTAGACCTGATTGGGTGGGAAAAACCAAGTATATCCTTAAGACTTAGGAGTACTGAATCTAAAACGGTCACAGATAATCAGAGGCCAGAGTTTTTCTTTTTTTTTATAGATGAAACCAAAGATCGGATGTTGAATGCGAAGGAAGTTGGAATGATGATAAGAAATTATCCTTTTATATATGGCATTACGCCTAATGATTTTATACTTGTTCGTTTGTTTAGAACAAATAAAAACAGGGCATTAAGATTGGAAAAAGAAAAGGTACTTTCAGGGAGTAGATACAGAGCCTTTAATGTTGATACAATACCGTTTACTGCAATACCAATGCAAAATAATGCGTTTAAAGTCATAGTTGACTCTGATATA